TGATCCATGGTGGGCCGCTAGACTTGATATGCCTACATTGACTCCGAGATGGGTATTGCAATACTGGGGTACTGAAGTTTGTCGTAAGGCATTTCACGATGATATCTGGATTGCTAGCCTAGAAAATAAAATACGCAATTCACAAGATCACGTGGTGATTTCAGACTGCCGTTTCCCCAACGAAATTGAAGCTATTAAAAAAGCAGGTGGCAAGATCTATTGGGTGCAACGTGGTGATCTACCAGACTGGTATGATGATGCTGTGTTAGCCAACAGTGGTAGCAATATGGGACTAAATGCCATGAAGATGAAAAAAATTCATGCTAGCGAATGGGCTTGGATTGGGTGTGAGTTTGACGGAGTACTTGACAACAACGGGTCTATTGACGAACTATACAATAGATCAGAGGGCCTAGTAATCGGCGACAAGATCGCCCTGCCTCCAGATAATACCGTCTTTGCTTAATATGCTAACACAATTGGAGCATACTGTTTTTAGATTGCTATGACGACAATTGTCTAAATTAGCATCAACATGGAATACTCTAAAAACTTCTGCATGTATTGATTTAAATCCGCACTTGTCGCATTGATTTTTTATCCTATACCCTGCTCTAAACCAGCGTGGTATTCCATGATTAACTCCGTGAGCCATGCAGATTTCGCACAATGATCTATAATAGATCTTGTCGTTCTTTTTATAATTAACAGCACGGGGTCGTTGCCCGCACCTACAAAGCGGTCTCATAAAACTATTTACACCTTTTCAGCCCCTTTTTCATATAGTATAACAGGCCAATTTTAGCGGATACCGCTAAATAATATGAGCAACTATTACCAGGAGAAAATGGGATGGCACTAATATCACCAGGCGTACAAGTTACGGTAATCGACGAGAGTTTTTATACACCAGCAGAACCTGGTACAACTCCTCTTATCGTTATAGCTACCGCAGAAAGTAAATCTAATGCAGCAGGCACAGGCACTGCTGCTGGCACCACGCAGGCAAATGCTGGCAAGGTATTTAAAATTACCAGCCAAAGAGAATTGGTCGACACATATGGTGTACCGTTCTTTGAAAAGACAGCTTCTTCAAGCCCTATACATGGTGGCGAAAGAAACGAATACGGACTACTAGCAGCATACAGCTTTTTAGGCGTTTCAAATTCTGCATTTATAGTACGTGCAGATGTTGACCTTGATGAACTGCAGGGTCAAACTTCCGCTCCCGGAGCAGAACCAGTTGACGGACAGTGGTGGTTTGATACTAGAGCAACATCATATGGTATTCAAGAATGGAATTCAGCTGCTGCAACGACCACAGGCGGTCAAAAGTTTGCACTGAAAATTCCTCTAGTACTCACTGATGATGACAGTGCAAAAATAAATTCAGGCACAAATGCTCCAAAGGATTCTGTAGGCGCTGTTGGCGACTATGCTGTAGTGGCACAGACCATAGGCGACACAGGTGACGCAGGATTTAGCCTTGCTAAAGAAGCAATTAAAATTTATTACAAACGCAATCAAGCTCTGCTAGGTGGCGATCATTGGGTAGAAGTTGGCAGCCAAGATTGGGCAGGAAGTCATCCCACAGTGTCGGGATCCAGCACAGTGACCACAGTCACAGCAAGCAATACTTTTTCCATCAATGGCACACTGTTGACAATGCCTGGTGGTGCTTCGCTCTCAGCCTTTGTGAGCTATTTTAACGGTGGAGTCGGCGGCCTGGTCACTGGCGTAAGAGCAGTGGAACTGAACAGCAGATTGTATTTGTACACAGATGGCGCTACTGAAACAGATGGCGACTCTGCTCTAGCAAACGCTATCACTATTACTGGCGGCGGTACAAATTCTGTCATAGCACTTGGACAGTTGGGTATTAGCACTGGTGTGTTTTACGGACCAGCAATACAACAGACACCGCACACTAGTGTACCAGAGTGGAAATCAACAAACACTAAACCACGTCCAACAGGCAGTGTGTGGATCAAGACCACTGAACCCAACTTTGGAGCAAGATACATTGTCAAACAATGGAATTCAGCTACCAAGACTTGGGTAACATATTCTGCTCCTGTCTATTCAAGCACACACGCTGCCTTGTATTATCTAGATCGCAGTGGTGGTGGACAAGGTATNGCAACAGATAATTTNTTTGTTCAAAGCAACAGCGATGAAAACAGCAACTANGACACGTCACCAGAAACTGCGTCATTTAGAATTTTTAAAAGAGCAACCACAGGCAACACCGTGGTGACATCCAATGCTGTGATCGCTGGCACATTTAGCGTAGGGGCAAATTCATTCACATTCAAAGCATCCAGCAAAGGTAATTTGACATTGGATGCTGCTAGCTCAGTGAGCTTTACTGCTCTAGGCACAGTAGGCGATGCAGAACTAATGGCCACAGCAATAAATGCTGTAGGTAGCACCACTGTTGAAGCTTCTGTGACCACAGACAATGAAGTGCAAATTATTCACAAAGAAGGTGGTGACATACGTTTCACAGATGGCACAGGCGCACCAATAAGTGATATATTCACTGCCTATAACATCGACACAGGCACTGGTACACAGAATCTATACACACCAGGCTCTGGAGCTGCAGAAACTTTTGTTGCAACAAATTGGATTCCTTTAGCCGCAGACGATTTTGCTGCTTCAGCCACTGCGCCTTTGGCCGAAGCCCAAGACGGACAACTGTGGTACACTCCGGTATTTGATGAAATAGATATGATGGTACACAACGGTGATATCTGGGTCGGATATAAAACAACTACCAGTCCTTACTATGCTGTAAGCGCAGTTGATAAAACTGATCCAGCAGGACCAATTGTGGCGGCCAGCGAGCCAACAGTTCAAAGTGATGGAACACCACTTAAAAATGGTGACTTGTGGATTAGCACAGCCGATCTAGAAAACTTTCCAACTATCTATCGTTATGATGGGTTGGCCTTGGAATTTGTGCTGGTCGATAAAACTGATCAGACCACAGAAGACGGTATCTTATTTGCAGATGCTCGATACGGATCAAGTGGCGCTTCAGGCAACACAGCAGCCACTATCAAAGATCTGTTGTTAAGCAACTATGTAGATTTTGACTGTCCAGATCCAAGCCTATATCCAAAAGGCATGTTACTATGGAATCTACGCAGAAGTGGCGGCAATGTCAAGAAATACAGCAATAATTACATTGACACAGCAGTAAATAACGTGCGTTACGAAGCGTTGTATAATGATGCTGGAACAGGACCTGTTACTGGTGATGGTCAAAGCACCTATGCCACAGATCGTTGGGTCACAGCTTCACCAAACAACGAAGACGGTTCAGGCAGCTTTGGTCGCAAAGCGCAGCGTAGTCTAGTTGTGCAAAAACTCAAATCTGCAATTGACACCAGTTCAGAAGCCAGAGATGAAGAGCGTAGAAACTTCAATTTGATTGCCTGCCCAGGATATCCAGAAGCCTACAGCAATTTGATCAACTTGAACCTAGATCGAGGAGTCACAGCATTTGTAGTGGCTGACACTCCATTGCGTTTGCAGTCAGATGCAACTAGCCTCACAGCTTGGGGCACCAATGCCAATGGCGCACTGGACAACAACGATACAGGTATTGTCAGCTACGACGAATTTTCAGCAGTGTACTATCCCAATGGATTTACCACTGACCTAAGTGGTGCTAACGCAGTGGTTCCGGCATCACACATGATGTTGCGAACCATGGCCCTTAGCGACCAAGTTAGTTATCCATGGTTTGCACCAGCAGGCACACGACGTGGCGGCATTACCAATGCCACAGCAGTGGGATACATTGATGCAGATACAGGAGAATTCCAGTCAGTAGCACTAAATGAAGGTCAACGTGACACACTGTATGATCTCAAAGTAAATCCAATTCCATTCTTTGTTGGAGTAGGACTAGTTGCATATGGTCAAAAGACTCGTGCAAGAAATGCATCAGCATTAGATCGTATTAACGTGGCACGCCTAGTGGTTTATCTACGTAGTCAGCTAAACAAACTTGCTCGTCCGTATATCTTTGAACCTAATGACAAGATTACTAGAGATGAAATCAAAGGGGCTGTTGAGAGTCTGTTGATTGAGTTGGTAGGCTTAAGAGCGTTATATGATTTTGCAGTGGTCTGTGATGAATCAAACAACACACCAAGTAGAATTGATCGCAATGAGTTGTATGTTGACATAGCGATTGAGCCAGTCAAAGCAATTGAATTTATCTATATTCCATTGCGTATCAAGAACACAGGAGAAATTTAAAAATGGCACTAACTTCCTTAAATAGAATTTCGGTTCCTACTTCAGGAGCCAACAGCGGCACAGCTTTGCTGATGCCAAAACTAAAATATCGCTTTCGGGTGATACTACTAGGATTTGGTGTTGAGGCCAGCACAGAACTAACAAAACAGGTTAGTGATGTAAGTAGACCAACTGTGACATTTGAAGAAATGACTATCGAAGTCTACAACTCAAAAGTCAAACTGGCCGGTAAACCAAGTTGGGGTGATGTCACGTTAAATCTACGAGACGATGCCAACGGCCAGGTGCAGAAAATTGTTGGTCAACAGGTACAAAAACAGTTTGACTTCATGGAACAGGCCAGCGCCCGTTCAGGCATTGATTACAAATTTCAAATGAACATTGAGATGTTGGATGGCGGCAATGGTAGTTTTGAACCAAACATCCTTGAAAAATGGGAAACATATGGTTGCTATGTATCAGAAGTCAACTATGGTGAAGCCAACTATGGTTCCAATGAACCAATGACAGTGGCTCTTACTATCAAGTATGACAATGCTGTACAGTTTGCAGGTGGCACAGGCACAGGCACAGCACGAGGCATTGGTGCAGTTGTAGGCCGAAGTCTTGGCGAGGCTGTAACAGGCCGAGGCAGTTCGAACTAACATCAACAGCTGATCAAAAACCCGGATTAATCTCCGGGTTTTTTTACGGCTAAATAATTATATGTCAAATGTATTCACTCGATTTTTAAAAGGCGTAGGATCAGGTTTACTTACACCCAAAGGCGGCCTTGCGGATTTCCGTCATGCTAGTAAACTGTTTGTTGAAAACGGCTACCGACTCATGCCTCGCACCAAGTTCATGTTTTATGTGCGATTTGAAATTGATAAAACAGTGTTAACATCACCAGTATTCACCAACACCCATGCAGATGAAATTGGCTATCTTATTAAGAGTACCGACCTTCCCAAATACAAATTTGAAACAGTCACTAAAAATCAATACAACAGAAAGCATATAATTTATAAAAATTTCACCTATGAAGGTATTACCATGAAATTTCATGACGACAGTGCAGGGGTGATCAATGCATTGTGGGCATTATACATGGGAACCTATGTACAGGATCGATTCAATCCTGAGGCAGCGTTCAGCAAGACAAATCTTGCCGCTTCCGGAACTACATTTCAAGGCTTTAGATACAGTCTTGACAAGCAGGGGAAAACGGTGGACTTCTTTAAGTCTATTACCATATATACTATGAGTCGTCGTAGATTTCTAGGTTATACATTGATCAATCCTAAAATCACAAGTTGGCAACACGGCGATGCCGGATATAGTGCAAATGAATTCAATGAAACCACAATGAATATAGAATACGAATCCGTGGTGTACAGCTCAGGAAATGTTGCTAAAAATACTCCCAAGGGATTTGCCAATCTATATTACGATAGTGTGCCAAGTCCATTGACTGTGGCAGGCGGCGGGGTAGGAAACTTATTAGGTGAAGGCGGAGTCTTAGACGGACTCGAAAGTGTGTTT